AAAACTGGCTCAAAGCTCAGTCCTTAGAGAAACAGCAAGAGTACTGTAGAAACTTTTTAGTCAAACGCAAAGAAAAGAAAAATCTAGAATATACTCCTTCTCAAGTTGAGTTAAGGAGCGTTCTAAGTCCAAGTGTTATTTATTTGCAAGAAATTTTTGGCGACTACTATAAGCTTGCTGAAGAAATTGGATTTAAAAATAAATATGTATATCCAAAGAGCTTGGAAAACCTTCCCAAGCTACAAACTAAGGACTCAATAATTTATATTGATACCCGCGAACAGAAACCATTTATATTTAACATGGCTTCTGAAGTTCGCACTCTTAAATTTGGTGATTATGGATTTAGTCATCCAAGTTATGATGGCAAACTTTACTTTGAGAGAAAGTCTATCTCTGATTTTATAGGAACTTTGAGTGCTGGGTACGAAAGATTCTGTCGAGAGATTGAAAAAGCCAGCGAAGCAAAAGCTAACATGGTTATTATTGTTGAAGAAAGCTTGAGCAATACACTCTCATTTAACTATTTACCTCATGTGTATAAGAAAGCAACGAAGGTAAATCCTGAGTTCATTTTCCATAATGTTAGAGAGCTAATACAAAAATATCCACACGTTCAATTCCTATTTGCAAAGGGACGCAAGGAGTCTGTCAGAATTATTGAGAAGATGTTCTCAACTGATGAGAACTTTTTTAAATACGATCTACAACTTTGCTACGATCTAAAGATGTTATAATATGTGGTATACCCCAGAAAAGTACAATAGAATAATTCCTAACTTAAATGACGAATATTGTAAACTAAAAGATACTCTTGAAGATAAAGAAGCCAAAATAACTTTGGCTAAATTTTTGCGTTCAAATATAGGCATAACTACAGAGCTAATTTCTGGTATAAAATTATGGCCTTATCAAGAGATCATAATCAAAGGAATGTTGAATCGCAATTTCTGCATGAACGTATGGGGTCGTGGTGCTTCCAAGTCTTTCTCTGCTGCGGTATTCTGTTTTTTGCAATGCATCTTTGAGCCTAAGAGCAAAATCCTAATTGCTGGTCCTACATTCAGAACAGCAAGAAGTATTTTTAATTCAATAGAAAAGATTACTGAGTCTAAAGGCGCAGATTTATTGATGCAAGCGTTCGGCGCAAAATCAAAACGCAATGACGAATATGATTGGTCAATAAACGAAGGCTCTATCAAAGCTATTCCTCTAAGCGGTGAAAAGATTCGTGGTTTCCGTGCTAATGTTCTTGTACTAGACGAGTTTTTATTATTGCCAGAAGATATTATTAAAAACGTATTGATGCCATTCTTGATTGTTCCTCAAGACATTAAAGAACGTATTAGTATTCGTGAACAAGAAGATGAATTAATTCGCCAAGGCGCAATGACACAAGCTGATCGCATGGAATTTAAGAATACTTCCAAGATGATTGCCCTTTCCTCTGCTTCTTATACTTTTGAAAACCTTTATAAAACTTATAAAGAGTGGTGCGATAACATTTATTCTAAAGAGCCAACAAGTGCAACTTACTTTGTATCACAATTAAGTTATGAAGCTTTGCCGCCAGAGATGATTGACTCTTCTATTACAGAAGAAGCTCAAAACGGTGGCTCTTCTCATGCTTCTTTCTTGAGAGAATACTGCGCTCAGTTTACTGACGGTAGCGATTCTTACTTCAGCATGAAGAAGATGGAAGAATGCACTCTTAAGTTTGAAGAAAGGCCACATTCTCAAATCAGAGGAGATTCTGGCAAGCAATATATCTTAGCAATGGACCCTAACATGAGCGACAGTCCAAATGCTGACTATTTTGCAATGGCAATTTTAGAAATAGACCGAGAAAATAAGAATGATGTTCTTGTTCATGCATACGCAGGTCTTGGAAGCTTAAATAGTCATATTAAATATTTTCATTACTTAATGACTAGCTTTAATATTGTTTATATCATTTGCGATAATGCTGGTGCTGATATTTTCTTCAACACTTATAATGAATCTCAGTATGTAAACTCGGAATCTGAGAAGATAAAGTTTATTGACTTCGATTCTGATCTTGAGGGCATTGAATACACAAAGATGGTTCAGAAGGCTAAGAGTCAATATAATCTTGAGAATAGACAAATAGCAGTAACTCAGGTATTCACAACTACATTTATTCGAAGAGGTAACGAAAATCTGCAAGCAGCCATTGACTATAAGAAAATTTGGTTCGCATCTAAAACTGTAGCCAATGAATCTTTCTTTAATGAAGAAATAAACAAGAGAATACCTGAAGATCTTATATTCATAGAAGACATTAAAGATTGGAATAAGCTAGACCTTATAGAACATCAAGATTTATTGGTTTACAATACCAAAAAGCAATGCTCGCTTGTAGAATTTACTACTAGCAGCCGTGGATCTGTTAATTTTGATTTACCTCAACACTTAAAACGCTCCAATTCCCCTAACAGAGCAAGAAAAGATAATTACACGGCTTTAATGTTAGCGAAATGGGGTTCCAAATGCTATAATGATATCATGACTACTGAAAATAAAATAGTAGCTGCGGGATTTACACCAATTTTAATTTAAAATGTGTAATTAATTATTAGGCTTATGGCAAAGGTTAAAAAAGAAAAATTTGAGGAATCTTCTTTCGCTCCAATGATGGTAGAAGGCTCTACTCCTGCTCATGGCGGCGTAGCAAGCAAAGTCACTGAAACGAGAAGCCGTAGAAATGCCGCATCAACGATTGAGAGAACAGATCGTTTTCGCAATATCGATGATGGAATGGTGCCATTTAACTATGCCACTGGATATAATTACAATAAGTCTAATATTGACGTAAGAGATACTGTAATTCTATGCCAAAAAGCTTATTATAATTTTGGTCTTTTTAGAAATACCATTGACCTAATGTCAGAATTGTCTTGTGGTAACATTCATCTTAAAGGTGGCAATAAAAGCGCAAGAGATTTCTTTCAAGCCTTATTTAACAAGATAAATATTACTGCTCTTCAAGACAAATTCTTTAGAGAGTATTATCGTTCTGGAAATGTTTTCATTTATAGATACGATACTACCATAAGAGAAGAAGATGTGTCTAAAATTAGCCAAGTTTTCGGATCTGAAGCTTTGGCGGCAAAAGTTTCTCTCCCTGCTAGATACATAATTATTAATCCAGCAGATGTTCAAGTAAATGGTAACCTTTCTTTCAATAGAGGGCAGTATTATAAAGTATTGACTGATTATGAACTTGAGCAAATCAGACATCCAAGAACAGAAGAAGACAAAGAAATATTAGACTCTCTTGATCCATTAGTAAAAGAGCAAGTTTTAAAAGGAAAAGCTACAGCAGTTCTCTTACATTTGGATACCAAGAAATTCTATGCTGTATTCTACAAGAAGCAAGATTATGAACCTTTTGCTGTGCCTATGGGTTTCCCAGTTCTTGAAGATATTAGCGCAAAAATCGAAATGCGCCGTATGGATATGGCTCTTACAAGAACAATCCAGCAAGTTATCTTGCTCGTAACAATGGGTGCTGAACCTGACAAGGGCGGCGTTAACCAAGAGAACTTAAAAACAATGCAAAATCTCTTTGCTAATCAATCAATTGGCAGAGTTTTGATTGCAGACTATACAACAAAAGCAGAGTTTGTTATCCCTCAAATTGCTGACATTCTTGATCCTAAAAAGTATGAAGTAATTGATAAGGATATTAATATTGGATTAAATAATATCTTAATAACAAACGAAAAATTTGCTAACACTAGCGCAAAGATTTCTTTATTGAGTCAAAAATTATTACAAGCTAGACAAGCTTTCGTAACTGACTTTCTGCTTCCTGAAGTAAAGAGAATTTCTAAAGAAATTGGATTTAAAGTATTTCCTACTCCTTTCTTTGAGGATATGGATCTCAAGACAGATCAAAATCTTAACAGAATTTATACTCGTCTTATTGAACTCGGAGTTCTCACTCCAGAAGAGGGTCTTAAGGCTATTGAAACAGGAGTCCTTCCAACTCCAGATGAGTCTGTTCAGTCTCAAACATCATTTGTTGATTTAAAAGACAAAGGATTCTATCAACCTTTAATTGGTGGTCCTAAAGTAGAAGCGGGTAGACCCGGAGGAACTACAGGGATTAAACAAGCTACCAAAAATGTTAAGCCAATCGGCACTTCTTCTAAAGCTAATTACAGCGTTATGAAATTAAAAGATACTGTACAAGCTACCAGCAGATTAGGAGATGAAGTAGAAGCTTCTTTAAAGAAGAAACATAAGCTTAAAAAGCTAAACGATAAACAAAAAGAAGTTGCCCTTGATATTACTAAAATTATTGTCGCTAATGAAGACAAATCTAATTGGACTTCTAAAATAAATGAATATATTGAAACTCCTGTAGATAAAAATCCTCAAAGAATTGAAGAAATTCACGAAATAGCTTGCGAGCATCAAGTCGATTCTTACATGGCTAGTTTGCTGTACCATAGCAAAATATAATGGCTACAAATAGAGTAATATATAATAACGAATTGCTATTCGTTGGACCTGCTCCAGCGAGTGGTTACTTTTTTTCTGATCCAAATGGCAACTTGTTTAATACTGGGGTTTACAATCTAATTCAACCTCTTAAAAGAATAAATCAATTCAGTTATCAAATCAATACTCAGCCATTAAGATTCTCAGAGATTGGAAACGCTTCTGCAATTTATGATTATACCTTAACTCCTCCTGACGTTAGCATTAGTTTTAATTATAATGTAAAAGATTTAAGAAATGAAGCTCGTATGGGTTTCTACGTTGACCTTGGGCCTCCAAACTTAGATCAATTTAATGGTGGTCAAGTTTATCCTAGTGGCAATATCCTTTCTGGATTTTCTTTTGGAGATCAAAGTTACGCTTTTAATACAGACCTGACTCAGGCCACCAATAATACCTTTAAGTATCCATTCAAATACAGAGATCAGCGTAATTTATTCTTAACTATCACTCCAAATAATACAGACGCAATAGGAAATAATATTTCTGGCTTTCCAGTCTTAGCTTTTGGCAATTGCTACATAACTTCTTATGGAGTTCAGGCTCAAGTAAATGATTTTCCTAAAGCTACTGTTAATTATGCGGCTCATAATGTAATATACTATTCTTCTGGAATAAATGCAACATCTCCTTACCTAGATCCAAAAAGTGGCTCACTAAATACTGGGGTTCGTTTCAATATTCCAAACTACAATTCATTAGTAGAAGAAACTGGAAATGCTATTTCTGTTTTGCTTCCCGGTGAGATTGTTATTGATATTTATGATGTAAATTCTACTTCTAAAACTAAGTCTAATAGAATAGTCCAAGATGCTGCAATACAAAGCTTCAACTTTAGCGTTCCTCTAGAGAGAGAGCCTTTAAAAACATTAGGCTATGTTTATCCAGTAGATAGACAAATAAACACTCCAATTACTGTTGAAGGTTCTTTTTCTACTATTTATAGGAATTTAAACTATTCAGGAGATTTATTATCAGATATAAAGTCTAATTCTAAATACGATATTGTTATCAAGATGAATAAGAGTTCTGATACGATTATTAGATACGATATCAGAGGCGCAAAATTCAAAGACTTGTCTTACGACTCTTCAATCGGTGCAAATGCTGTTTTAGATTTTAGTTTTTATTGTGATATGGATCTAAATTCTTATCCTCATTCTAATGGTTTGTTTATGAGCGGACTACTAAAAGGATTAAGTTACACGAATTTTAATACTAACGGTCCATTATAATTTCCTTAATAGGTAAATTTTAGTGTATAAATAATAAGCTACAAAATATGAATCTACAGGGTTTAGAAATTGAAATCTTAGAATCAAAGAGGTCTGGGCCTAAAAGCTCTGCTCAGACCCCTTCGAAACCCTCTGAAAGACGCAAAGGATCTGCGAAAAATCCTGCCGGTAGCGCAGGTACAAAAAGCGACAAAGCAATACAGTTTTCTGCTAAAGTAGTAGAAGCTCTAAAAGCTAAAGT